GGTCCAAGACAGCGTTTACAGCCTAATGGTGCAATCGTTATGGTGATGACAAGGTGGCACAATAAAGATTTAACAGGTCAAGTAGTAGATGCTAGCATTAAACGTGGCGGTGCAGACCAATGGGAAGTCATAGAACTTCCTGCAATCATGCCTTCTGGAAACCCACTATGGGGTGAATTCTGGAAGATGGAAGAATTACAAGCTTTGAAAGCAGAGCTACCTAATAGTAAATGGATGGCTCAGTACCAACAAGACCCTACTTCAGAAGAAGGGGCGATTGTTAAAAGAGAGTGGTGGAAAGTATGGGAAGGAAGAGAACCACCCGATTGTGAATTTGTAATCCAAAGTTGGGACACGGCTTTTATGAAGAATCAAAGGGCTGATTACTCTGCGTGTACTACATGGGGAGTTTTTTACAAAGAAGATGACGATGGAATGATGGCTCCTAACCTTATACTCCTAGATGCCTATAAAGAGCGTTTAGAGTTCCCTGAGCTAAAGAAAATGGCTTTTGAGAAGTACACCGCCTATAAGCCTGATGCGTTCATTGTAGAAGCAAAAGCTGCTGGCTTGCCTTTAATCTTTGAATTAAGAGCAATAGGAATACCAGTACAAGAATACACACCCAGTAGAGGTAACGACAAAATATCAAGAGTAAATGCAGTATCTGATTTGTTTGCTTCAGGAGTTGTACATGCTCCCTCAACCAGATGGGCTGAAGAAGTAGTTGAAGAATTTGCTGGATTCCCTAATATGGAACATGACGATTTAGTTGATAGCACTACGCAAGCTCTGTTAAGATTCAGGCAAGGTGGTTTTATTCCTTTGCATTCAGATGAGGAAGATGAACCTTTAGAACACAACCGAACTGCAAATTATTATTAGGATATTTAAATGGCAATAGAAAGACAACCAGCTACACCTATAGATGGATTAATAGAACAAGAACCTGAAGAAGAACTCACTATAGAAATAGAAAATCCTGAATCAGTTATTACAGACACTGAGGATGGTGGCATGATTATTGATTTTGATCCTAATGCTACAGAAGTAGGCGATGAAGACTTTGATTCTAATCTTGCAGAGTTTATGGATGACAAAGTATTACAAGAACTTGGTGGAGAATTAGTAAGTTCTTACAACGGAGATAGAGAATCTCGTTCCGATTGGGAAGAAACTTACACTAAAGGTTTAGATCAATTAGGTTTAAAGATAGAAGAAAGAACGCAGCCTTGGGCAGGTGCATGTGGCGTATTCCATCCTATGTTAAGCGAGGCTGTTATACGATTCCAATCCCAATCCATAACAGAGATGTTTCCTGCTCAAGGACCTGTAAGAACTAAGATAGTTGGCAAAGTAACAGAAGAAAAAGAAAAACAATCTCAAAGAGTAGAAGATTACTTAAACTATTTACTGACACATGAAATGTCAGAATACAGAACAGAAACAGAAAAGATGTTATTTTCTTTACCTTTGGCAGGTTCTGCTTTCCGTAAAGTTTACTTTGATCCTAGTTTAGATAGACCCAGCTCAATTTTTGTACCAGCAGAAGACGTTGTAGTTAATTATGGTGCAAGTGATTTAGAAACTTGTGAACGTGCTACTCATGTAATGCGTAAATCTTCTAATGTTGTAAGAAAAATGCAAGTCAATGGATTCTATAAAGACATAGACATACCTGATGGATCGCAAAATGTTTCTGATATTAACAAGAAATACAATGAATTAACTGGTGAGTCTGACACTTATAATTACGATAAGAATCATACAATACTAGAAATGCAAGTAGATTTAGACCTTGAAGGGTTTGAAGATACTAATGAACAAGGCGAAGAAACAGGCATAGCTATACCTTACGTTGTGACTATAGATTTTCCAAGTGGAATTATATTAAGTATTCGTAGAAACTATTACGAAGATGATCCTAAAAAATTAAGAAGGATGCACTTTGTACACTACCAATACCTTCCAGGATTAGGATTTTATGGCTTTGGCTTAATACACATGGTAGGTGGATTAGCTAAATCAGCCACATCCATACTAAGACAGTTAGTGGATGCTGGTACTTTATCTAACCTTCCTGGTGGTTTAAAAGCAAGAGGCTTGCGTATAAAAGGCGATGACACCCCCATTATGCCTGGAGAGTTTAGAGATGTTGATGTTCCAGGTGGAGCTATAAGAGACAACATTACTTTCTTACCATACAAAGAACCATCAGGAACTTTATACCAGTTGTTACAAAACATAGTAGAAGAAGGCAGGCGTTTTGCTAGCATCTCTGATATGAAAGTATCTGACATGAATAGCCAAGCTCCAGTAGGAACTACACTGGCTTTACTAGAAAGAAATCAAAAAGTAATGAGTGCGGTGCAAGCAAGGCTACACGCATCCATGAGAAAAGAATTTGATATATTGGTTGGCATTGTAAAAGATTTTACAGAACCTGCTTATCCATATGAAACAGATGAAGAAGAGTTTATTAAAGCAGAAGACTTTGACAACAGAGTAGATGTATTGCCTGTATCAGACCCCAATGCAGCTACAATGGCTCAAAGAATAATGCAATATCAAGCTGCTATGCAGTTGGCACAATCATCTCCTGAAATGTATAACCTTCCTGAATTACATAGGCAGATGTTAAATGTACTAGGAATAGAAGATGTACAAGACATTATTCCTGATACAGATGATGTTAAACCTGTTGACCCAGTAACGGCTGTACAAAACTTAATTAATGGAAAACCTGTACAAGCATTTATAGAACAAGATCATGAAGCACACATTGCTGTAGTTGCTTCTGCTCAACAGAATCCAGAGATTATGCAAACTGTAGAACAAAGTCCTCAAGCTCCTGCAATACTTGCAGCAGCTTCAGCTTACGTTAATGAACACTTAACTATGAAATATAGAAAAGAAGTAGAAGCTGAAATGGGAGTTGAATTACCTCCAGAAGGAGAAGTATTACCAGCAGATGTAGAAAAACGTATTTCTAGTATGGTAGCAGAAGCAGCTCAAAGAGTTCTTGGAACATCGCAACAAAAAGCAGAGCAAGAAAGAATACAAGAACAACAAAAAGACCCATTAATAATGGCTAAAGAAAGAGAAATGGCTATTAAAGAAGGTGAGCTTCAACGTAAGATAGAAGAAGACAGAAGTAGATTACAGTTGGATGCTGCAAAAGCTGCTGCTAGAGATGAGATAGAAAAAGAACGTATTAAAACTCAAGCTGAAATTGCTGGTGCTAGAATAGGACAAGCAACTGCTAGCGATTTGCTTGCAAATAAACAAATAGAAGATAAAGCAGAAAGAGAAGAATACCAAAAAGGTATTGACATAGGTTTGAATATAGGAAAAGATATCACTAAGAATGAATAATGATATCACAGAGCTATCACTTTCAGAACATATGAAGTTGAAGCTGCGTGGTATGATGAATGAACATGCTGACCATATGAGTACAGGAGCTTGTAAAGATTTCTCCGAGTATCAAAAAATGGCTGGTATTGTCGAGGGTTTAGCCCTTGCAGAAAGAGAACTTTTGGATTATGTCCAAAGGAACTTAGAAAAATAGGAACTCGACTCCTAAAGTCGTGCAAAATATGAGTAATAAAAAAGCAATAAAATTACCTCAACCAGAAAGTATTAAAACTCCTATAGTAGATGATGAAGTTAAAAGTCAACTGCCTGAACCTAAAGGCTGGAAGATTCTAATTGCAATGCCTACTGCGGAAGAAAAAACAGAAGGTGGTATTATTAAAGCATCCACAACAGTTAAAGATGAAGAAGTAAGCAATATTTGCGGATTTGTTTTAAAACTAGGACCAGAGTGTTACAACGATACTAAAAGATTTCCTAGTGGAAATTGGTGTAAAGCTGGAGATTGGGTAATATTTAGAGCTTATTCAGGTACTCGCATGAAAATGTACGGACAAGAGTTTCGTTTAATTAATGACGATACTGTGGAAGCAGTAGTTGACGATCCAACAGGAGTAGTTAGAGCATGAGTGAAACAGAAATAATAAACGAAGAACCTAACATCCCTTTAACTGTACCACAGTCACAAGAGGATAAGTTTTTTGGTCAAACAACAGAAATTAATAATGAAATTCCAGAAGGATTAGAAGTTCAAATAATTAACGATACTCCTGAAGAAGATCGTAGACCAAAAAAAGCAGAAGACGCATCACCTGAAGTAGATGATGAAGCTGTAGATAAAGAAATATCTGATTACAGCAAAAAAGCTGGTGATCGTATTGCAAAAATAAAATACGAGTATCACGAAGAACGCAGAGCTAAAGAAGCTGCTTCTAGAGAATCAAAAGAAGCGGTGTCAAGATTACAAACTTTAATGTCTGAAAACCAAAGATTACAAACTATGGTTGAACAGGGCGGTGAAGTTTTAAATAAACAAGCACATAACAATGCTTTATGGGCAAAACAGAATGCCACAGAATCTTTTAAGAAAGCTTACGAAGAAGG